CAAATTCTTTCTGTAGATTTTCATAGTCCTGTCGAATAGCTTCGAATACTTTTTCAGCACCTAATGTCTTTTGAATTTCTTCCTCGGAAGCAGATCTTGCGAATGAAAGCAGTTCACCAGCCTGCATCCCTGTAGCCCTGCCGATAGGTTCAGCAAGACGTGGAGCCTGTTCAAGAACAGAACGAAGTTCCTGCCCACGAAGTTCGCCGGAAGCCAAACCTTGTGAGAACTGAATAAGCGCAGCCCTTGATTCCTGTCCGGTAGCGCCACTAATAACAGCGGCTTGGTTAACAGCTTCAGTCAGTTCAAGAAGCTCTCTGTAATTTAAGTTCAAGTTAGCCGTTGCACGAGCGAAACGTTGAAATATGTTCGCATTGGCTTCAAAGGACGTTCTTGTTCGCTGAGAAAGTGCAAACAGTTCTCCTTGAACCGCGTTCAGTTCTCTGGCATTGCCTGTGACAACTCTGAGCCTATTCTGAATAAGTTCGAGAGAGTCAGCCTGTTGAATAAGCCTTCTAGCAATCTCAGCAGATGCAAACACGACAAGAGTGGAACGAAGCAAAGCTAGTGTCTTGTTCGCACTACTACCGCCAGTGGCGATTTGATTGAGTGTACCAGCAAAACGGCCACCTGTACGATTGGCTCTGCCTAAAGCAGTTGCACTGGCTGTCGCAGCATTGGATATACCACCCAATTGACGCTGAACGCGCCTTGTGCCCTGTGCGTAAAACCGATAACCGTATTCTTGAATAGCCATATTATTATTTTAACTTACGATCAAGTGGAATAACAGAGGTTCGAAGGACTGACTCAATAGCCTGTCCTCCCATCTCGAAGAAAAAAGCACTCTGTTTAGATCCACCGCTATTAATTTTTTCGAAATAGACAACGTTATTGACAATCCAGAGATCCTGACTCTGAACATCAAGAAACTGACTAATAGCAGACTCGTTCTGCTGAATAGCGCCAGCGGCGTTTTGAGTTTCGCTCAATCCAAGCTTTCTTCCCGGAGCGTATGCCGGAATAGTGCCACCGAAAGGAGCATTGAGATTTGCTACATAGTTGGAACGGAGTATGCCCTTGTCTACGGGCGTATTCCGTATAACATTTAAAGAACCGGCCCTTGCAGCTTTACGAAGAACAGCTCCCGCGTTATTTACGAGATTTTGTTTTGCCCGTTCGTTGTCCTTTGGAAGTTGACTGATGGGTTTTATTGGCATTTTCTTTACCCTTTGACTCCTGATAATCCAAGTAAGTTAAATCCATGCCTCTGATAATTTGAACAAATCTATCAAAGTCTTCCTCATCCAGATCCAAATGATCTGTACCCATCTTGTGTATTGATTCCCAAGGAATCGGGCCTGCTCCCATGCCTGCGTCCCTGCAGGTAGAAAGCTCGATGAAGGCTGTGTAATAAAATTCCAGTCCCGATTGAAGCGTTGGCGCATTCTTAATTTTATCCGGCACTGGCATATTATTAGTTCGGGCCTGATCTAAAATCGTCTGTTCAGTCTTGCCCATTTCTAAATCATAGGTCAAGACTGCTCGGAGTTTTTTAGATCTTCTTCTACCTCCATCGCCTTATAGTTTGCGAATTTCATGGCTTCCTGCTGAATTTCACTGAACAGATCCGGCAAGTCAGTAAACAACTTCACAACGTTATCATACGTGCAAGCCATCTCTTCACCGTTCTCATCAGTGACATTCTGCCAATCCAGAATAACTGACTCAGCAAATACTTCGACCATAAGCCTATTAGCCACCTTCGGATCAATCGTTCCTGATTCAATCTGGCGGCGATATGGCCGGAATTTCTTTTCAGAAGCCTTCTTGAAACGCTGATTAGCGCCACCGGCACGTGCAACTAGAAAGCAGCCGGTATCTCCGAAATCAATCTCAATACCCTTCTTTTCAAGTTCCTCGTCAGTTTTAAAAGTTTCGTAGGTACTCATTATTGTCTCCCTTACTTATGAATTAACGAGAGCCGGGGCGTTAAAGCCCCGGTCCCGGAACAGTTGGATCGTTCAGATCCTTATGCTTCTGCAGCATCTGGCAGATAATCAAAATGAATCATCAACAGCGTGTGATCAAACACTTTGTCAGCCGCAGCCTCTGTACTCAGCGGCAGGGTAATTGGCTCGTCCTGCTCCACGTTCAGTCGGCCATCGCCAAGCGTGATAAACGGAACATCGACAAGAATACCCTTGTTACCCTGAGCAATAGCAAAGTCCAGCGTAATGTCTTCATTGTCCCTGACAGCCTTAACAGCATCAACAGTGCTGAAATAGGCAGTCAAGTCACCAGACACGGCAAACGTTCCAGCAGTCATGTCAAATGCACCCAGAACCTTAATAGCCTTATTCGGACTGACGTTATTGTTAATCGAAACAGTAAACTCAGTCAGATAGGCAAAAAGCGGATCTGGATACGAATTAACCGGATCAAGGATACTCATTCTCAATCTGGAGAAATGACTTGTGGTATTAAACGCATCCGACTCTTCCAGAGAAGGACGATTACCAGTCTTGAGTCCAGTCGTATAGTCACGCTGTTCATTGTCCTGAGCAATGAAACTCAAGTCAGCCGTAACCTTGTCAGCCTGATTCATGTTAAGCGTGAACTCATTGGCTACAGCGCCTACCAAATATTCACCCTGAACATCATTCGGCTGAGTAGTTTCAGGATAGTCCAATGATCTTTCTAGATTATAGGTACGACGCTTGATCAGGCTTGTATCAGATTCGTTCTTGAGAACTCGGCCAACAAAAACCCGGATCGACTCACCGCCAGCAGTGTTATAAGTAACCATTGTGGCTGAAGTCTTATCCAGAACAATCTCATTGGTATTAATACTCTTAACTCGTGCCCATCCGTTGTTCTCAGCATCCGGGAACGAAGAATTAGCAGCATCACCACCGATGTAGATCCACTCACCCGGAATCAGACCAAGTTCAGCGAAGTCCTTGGCAGTTGTATTCAATGCAGGCAGACTGCCAGAGGCATCAACTTCCAGATCATCAGTTGTAAACTCAAAGCCTACAACAACAAGCTTGGCACCGTTCGGCGGAGCGCCTTCATTGACAAGTGATTCGTTGACTTCAATCTCATCTGGTCCGGTAACACTGAAAACAGTTTTAAGGCCATTGTTTTCAGGATTCGTAAATCCTGAAGCAAAAACCATATCACCAACAGTGAATCCGGTTTCTATTCCTGTTCCTGCGTAGGCATTGTTTGATGCAACAACGCCGGTCACTTCGCCATCGCCGCCGAACTCATTCTTACGCCGCGCATCGGCAAAGAAAAAGCCCTGCATAATATCCTGCAGGTTCGTGGCCGTGAGATCACTGTTGAAACCGCCGCTTGCATCCAAGTCGGTAACAACACCCTTCTTACGCTGGCGACTCGCATTAATCGGGTTTCGTGCTACGGTAGTGATTTCACCACCAAAATCCGAATAAGAGTTTGGCTCCAGCGGAATCCAATCAGGCGTTGTCGGGAGGACGCCAACGGAATCTTCCTCGGCGTACCGCAGCCCTGTGGAGTTACTGTCAATTTTTTGTTTAATAGCCATTGGTCCTTCCTCCGAAATTTGCTACAAATTATACCACTGAATCGTATTCGTATTCTACGATGAAGTTAACATGCCAGTAGTTACCTTCCCGGCCTACTGTCTTATGTCTGGGGTTCCTGAACCAAATCCCGCCTTCCAGATAGGCATCCCGGCTGCGAAACAGGTTCACGAGAAATCCAGCATAACTATTTGCATTACTTGTCCCTTCTCCGAAAGGAACCCGAATCTCGACCGTGAACAGGCCGGTATTCGTAAATCGTCGTTTATCGTCACCGAAAGCTGTTTGTGGCGCTTCATTCGGCCTAACCATAGGCTTCACATAGCCTTCGTTCGGCGGCGTCTGATCACCGTCTTCAGGATTAGTTTTATTATCCCAATACTCTTCCAGTGGATTAGAAAGCGTTTTCCAGTTGTCCCAGAAATACTGCAGAATCCTTGTTTCAGCGACTTGTGGATCTTGAATCGGCATTATCTGGTCAACTCAAATGTATAAAGTAGTTCAGTGTCTCCGGGTTTAACAGGTTGAGCATTCTGAACAACCCATCTTGATCCGTCACTGTCTATCAAATGA